CAAGAGCCCGATGCTGAATTTGAGAGAGCTGAGCTAATGCACGACGATTCATAATCACGTTAACCTTCATTAGCTCAACTCCAATTCCGTGCTAAATATAGAGCCGTCAGGATTGCGCGGACGCTTAACGCTATGAATGTTCTTACGCTCTCCGCAAATCACAACATAGCCCTCAAATGTCGGCTTATCTGGTGCAATGTCTCCTTCTATGACAATTAACCCATTTAGCCGCACAAGTTGACGTTCGGCGGTCATGATCTGCTTGCTACGCTCGTCATAAAAACATCTCTTGTCATAAATCAATTTCTCGACTGGTTCTCCATCCTCTGACAGCTCTGTCTGATACACCTTCACTGGGGTAACTTGGTTCCAGCGTGGAAACGGAAATTTCATATCAACATAACCTCCGATCCATCAAGCCTGGCGCTCTCAATAAATTCAAAACGGCGCTAGAGGTTTGAATGCCTCCCGCGCCACTGTTTTGGTCTTTATTGAAACTCATGGATATGCTGCCAGCTCCATAACCTGCAAATGGTACGTTAAGAAAGTCACCATACTGATGAATAAAGTCGGCATGCTGGCAGACAGCCTTAATAACCCGAAGCTGTTGAAACTCAGTCAGGTTGTCAAATCCTTTGCCGATGATACGGCAATAGGTCAAGGTGTCGATGTCATCGGATGCTTGTTCCAGGGCTTGTTCTAGCTTCTCGTCTGGAATAGAACCATTGCCGTATTGGTCATAGTCGCGTTCTGTTGCGTATGCCATGCCCTCACCTACTCTACAATTTGCTGTGCGTTTTGGATCGCTGCGAGAATCTCTTCTTTCTTCGCAGCCTCTCCTAGATCAATTTCATTAGCTGCAGCATATTCTTTAAGCTGCGCCACTGACATTTTTTCAATCTGAGTATCGGGCTGTTGTTGATTCGGGTCATCAGGTGTATCAGATTGTTGATTCATATTCTCAGATACATTCTCGACTTCTGGATACACTACTGTGTAGCCTTTCTCTTCAAACCATTGCAGCAGATGCTCGTTGTCTGTTTCGCCAATACCGTTAACAAACATAACTCCTGCCGATAATCCACTATACTGCTGATTCGGTGCGATTACTTTAGCCATTACTCATCCGCCTCCCACTGCGCTGTTAACGTCACATCAGACTGAGCAACCTTGAACTTATCGCCTGCTTGATACACTTTTCCGTCGCTGCTTAACCAACCTGTGAAAGTGTGATCAGCGTAAGTAAAGGTATTAGCTTTCACTGTAACCTCATCGCCCTCAAACTTGTTGGTTTCGGTTGGCGCCGTACCAGTTGCATCCTCCGCACCTTTAACATAAGTGATTTTATAATCTTGCTCTTCAGGATAGTTTGGTTCTTCAACATCTTGTGTAACGGAACCAAAACGACTTGTGCTACGCTGCGTCTCGTAACCGTCAGCAGAAGGCTCAAGAGCATCTTGCGTGTTTGTGCCGTGTCGGATACCGACATAATAGCCATTTACATAGCCCTCTTGTAAATCGTCTTTGTATCTCATTTGAGCCCTCCTTATTGAACTTTAATTTTACGCATAACCCCTGCTGCTTTAGTCGCTTTAAGTGCTACAGCTGCCACCATCTCAACCTCGCCTGTCTTAACAGCTCCACTTGTGCTAAAATCAGGCAACCAGGTGCGTACTGGTGGATGTCCAGCCATAGAAACACCATGGAATCCGTCCAAGCCAAGACGTGGAACGTAAATGCTCGTTTCACCTGAACCGTTAATACTGACAACAGGATTATTAGTGCCTGCTTTAGCGCCAAGATCAACAAGCGGAATTTCGTTATATTTCTCGATCTGTTTGCCAAATTCATCGCGGGTAATGGTGTAGGCTCCAGCACGACGTGCGCATGCTCTAATCTTAGCGATGAGTTTAAGATTACCCATAATAGCAGAAGGATCGCCATCAAGCCCCATTAGAAACTCGTCCAGTTGATCTAGGAACACTTTATAGTTTGTATCAACAGCTGATGATGTAGATAGGTCAATTGCTGCACCAGGGATATACTCAGTGCTTGATCCTGTAAGTGCCTTATCCAGTCCATCAAACGCTTTAGCATCTACCGCACTATCACCGTTAATAACCGTGTCATTGAACAGTGCTTGAGCTGCTTTAATTTTTTGTGTCATCTGCAAATTAACCTCGTCAGCAATACCGCCCATGCCTGCAATAATACGGTCTAGCTCGAACGTACCTCCAAAGATTTTCAAATCGACGGTGTATCGTTGCTTACTTACTTCTTGCGGCGTGTACTCCTCGTTAACTGCGCGGAATTGTGCAGTAGGCTGTGTAATCAAACGAGTATAGCCGTAAGTCAGCGTTGCGCCGCCACCCGTTGGTGATACTGCATCATCAAACGTCAAATTTTCCAGCAAAAAGTTATTTTTACGAAACTCATCAATAACTCCCTGCGTTAGTGCATCCTGTACATTTTTCTTTGCTTCACTCAATGTAATTGCCATTGATTATCACCTCATAATTAAGATTTATTTTGGAAATGTGCTGTGATCGCATCTTTAAGCGATGTACCTGCAGCTGGTGGATTCGGATTGCCTCCGCCACCTACTTGGAAGCCAGGCTTTTGTTGCTGCTGTTGCTGTTCTTCCTTAAACAGAAATGCCTTACCCTCTTTTAAAGCTTTGATTTGCTCATCGAGCCCAACGATTTTGTCATCATCAATCACAAGCTTTGTCATATCAACTAAGCCTGCTGCTAGTCCTTCGTCATGAACCTTGCCAGCTAGAGCAGCTTTAATCGCATTGGACAGCTGTAATTCCTTCAGTTCAGCCTCGTGTTTTTCCTTGGCTGCTTTATTTTCGGCAGTTAGCGTCTCAATTTGTTTCTTCAATTCCTCAGAAGCACCAGCTGTTTTACCTAGCTCTTCAATCTGCTTGTCACGATCTGCAACGTCTTTCTCAGCCTGCTTCTTAGCTTCAACTGCCTCATTGTACTTATCCTTAGGAATAAAGTGCTTCGGCAGTTCCTTACCTGCATCACCGATAATCTTTTCAATCGCAGCATCATCAAGACCAGCTGCTTTCAACAGTGCTTTTAACCATTCCATTCACCATCAACCTCCATAGATTTTTATAGCTGCTCTCCAGCTACGGGAGTAGGTCGCTATGCTCCGACCAATGAGCAATAGGCTCCAGCAGTCTCAACCAGAGCCCAAGAAAAAAGCACCCTCGCCAATGCGTGAGTGCCCTAATCAATAACCGTTATGCTTTTTATTTCATTTTCGTACAATTCGTAACCATATCCTGCCCCAGGTTCGGTTACCACACCTATACTTGCTATCTCAGGATCATTATCAAGCGGCTGCGTGTAGTCTGTACATTTTCCTTCAATCACCTGATCATCGTTAGCGACAACCCGAACACGCTTGCCTACATATCCCCCTAAATACATGGGTATCACTCCTCCCATTTCGTAGGTACAATATGTACCCCTTTTTTGCCGTAGTGAATTTTAAACACTTTTGTTTCAAACGATTCCCCAGTATGCATATCCAATGCATAACCGATAATTTGATCAGAAACAATTAACTCTTTATTGTCCCAATCGCCGTTCCTTGTTGTCTTTATCCTTCCCGTTCCGGCATAACGATTAACCAATGCCTGAGCTTCTTCTGCGGTTATAGTCAAATAGCTTTTACCCTCAATGTAATTATTGTGCCCTTTAATATGTTTACCTTGATGCCCCGTATGCAAATGTTTCGGCACCTTATCGGATTGAATGTGTTTACGTACTTCCTTTATCTTCTCACGATCAGCAGCTGATTTCAACAGCTTAGTTCGTTCAGCTGATCGCAATTCGCCATCAACCTTTTCTCTTTTCCTATCCTTGCGCAAATGATCGTTATTTGCTAGATGTTCATTCTGTTTCCCTTGCCATTCCTTTACCTTTGCTCCATACTTAGCCTGGTTAGTTTCATCTAGGCTACCGGCTTCCAAACGCTTATACTGCCTAATATGTCGCTCCATATACCGCTGTTTCTGCTCTGCCTCATAGTTGCGTTCTGCTCGATCAGCATCGGGCACATTGGGTAAGCGGCTAACACCAGGAAAGAACGTAGCTAAGGTATGACGACAGTTAGGGTGAAACGCGCCCTTGGCCATCGCATAGGACAGCCGCATGTAGCCAGTTTCTTTAGACAATTGCGCTACTTTAGCTTTATCCATAGACGTATACACATCGTCGATGAATACTTTGCCTTGAAAAGGTAAACACATGGGGCTACAATTGCCATGCGCACTCATTACTACGGTATATACGCCCCATTCGTCGCGTTTACTTCCTTCGCCCAGAAATGTAGCCCGCTGGCTTACTGTACGCAACGCCATTTC